ATGTACGGCTCATGAAGGCCTTGACCAAACAAGAACTGTTCCGGCAGATGAAGCGGTTCGTAAAAGACCAGGAAAGAGGCATCTCCATAGCCTTGTTTTGCGAACTTGCGGGCATAAGTAAGCAGCAGTTCTATGATGTATTTGTCCACAGGATTTATCCACAGACTGAAAACATGCAGTTGCGGGTTAGCAAGGCCTACCAGCAGTGGAAAGAGGGCAACGTGAAGGTCATGCGCCGCAAAGACAACACCCGTTTTGTGGAGTACAGGCGGGAAGCACAGCCCGCCATGATGCCTGGAATGGGGCTAAAAGTTACGCCAGACGGCATAAAAATCAAGGTTGGAATGGTCAACCGCCATGATTACAGTGAAATTGACCTACAGGAAGCACTTAGAGGGTAACTATGGCTATTTTGAGAGACTACTACTGCGAATCACACGGTGTATTTGAAGCATGGGAGCCTGAGTGCCCCATGAAGCACTGCAAAGCCACCATTTCTATCATTCACCTCAAACCAGTGGGCACAAGGTCTGCAAAAACCGCCAAGACGGACAAAACGCTGGATGGATTGGCAAAAGACTTCGGAATGACGGACATCAAGTCCACCAAAGAGGGCGAACACCAATCTGGATACCTCAAGCGGAACAATAAGCTCTCTGACAAAGAATATGCAGAGGCTACAGCCGCCAGTGAGCACTTTGAGAACCAAAAGCAGAAGGAAAGCAAGCCTGGTGATGCCGCCATCTGGGGTAACGGCGGGAACATCTCTATGAAGTCAGTCCTTGGCGGGCAGTTCAAGTCCGTGGCAGGGGAGTCTGTGGGCATCAACCCCCGTGAAGCGGGCAATTTGACAGGGCCAAAGCCCGCAAGTTATATTCCCGACCACGAAAACCTTTCGGTTCCTAAACCATGAGAATCCCCAAAGAGCCACTACAGAGGGAATTGTTCTACCTTGACCTGATACAAAAGTGTCTTGTCTCGCGGGAAGAGCGCCGTCCTGACTACGCTTCCCTCCGTAGCTACTACCTCTTTGGGAATGCGCCTAGCGAATCGCCCGCAATCTTCAACAAAATCTACCCGCACATTGACCAGCTAACGGCGTTCCTGTACTCAGCAGAGACAACCCGCTTCTCTATCAATCTCGGCGCGGCGGTGCATGAGCTAGAACACCGCAAGATTCCTGTGCTGACCCGCGCACTCAACGATGAGTGGCTCAACAGCAATGCCGACCAGGTGTTCTCATCCGCTGTGTCTTGGGCGCTGTGCTACAACACCACGTTCGTGAAGCTCATCATGAACAACGGCATTCACCCGTATATGGTGGAGCCTGGAAGCATGGGCGTGTTGCGGGAAGATACCCCGTACACCGACAGGCAAGAGGCCATTGTCCAGAGCTACTACATCACCAAGTCGGAGTTGTACGCTCGGCTGTACGACCACCCGCAGCGCGAGGCCATTGTCAAGCGCGTGAGTGCCACGCAGCATGAGCGCACAGAGATTGCCAACGGGGTAGAGCGCATCATCTTGTCTGCGTCCAACCCGACCATGTACGGTAACGTCAACCTCGACCTTGCTGGCAACAACAAGTACAAGGCCACGGTGTCGGAAGAAACTGTGGAGATGATTGAGTTGTGGGTGTGGAACGATGACATCGCTGACTACCAGGTGGTTACCCGCGCTGACCCCGACATCATCATTTATGACCGCCCAGGTGAACAGGTCTTCTTGAAAGGCGAACTGCCATTCATCCAGATTTGCCCAAGCCCGTTGTACGACTACTACTGGGGTCAGTCAGAAGTGTCGCGTCTGGTTTACCTCCAGCAACTGCGGACAAAACGTCTGGCTGAAATCCTTGACCTGTTGAGCAAACAAGTCTCGCCGCCCACGGCGTTGATTGGCTTCACGGGCATTTTGGATGAGAAGAACTTTGCGCTCAACCGCGCTGGTGGTTTGCTGGCAACCGACATGCCCAACGCCAAAGTTGAGAAGCTGGCTCCTACTATCCCGCCAGACTTGTTCAAAGAGTTGACGCAGATAGATGCCATGTTCGAGGAAGTGTCCGGCATCGGCAACGTGCTGCAAGGCAAGGGCGAGGCGGGTGTCCGCTCTTCTGGTCACGCAAGCCAGCTTGCCCGTCTGGGTAGCAGCCGCGCCAAAAAGCGTGCGCTCATTGTTGAGGACAGTCTTGAGAAGCTGGCTACGCTGTACCTCAAGTGTATGCAGGCATACGACAACACGCACTTCAAAGACATAGAGGGCGTGCCGTTCATTGCTGAACAGTTCACCAAAGACTTTGTGGTCAAGGTGGATGCACACAGCAACAGTCCCATCTTCACAGAAGACTTGCGGCAACTGGCGTTCAATCTGTTCAAGGCGCAAGCTATCGACAAGGAATCCTTGCTTGACTTGCTGGAGCCGCCTATGAAACAATTACTCAAGGACAGGCTCAAGAAGATGGAAGAGAAGCAGGCCGAGAAAGCCGCCTCTGCTCCACCTAAGCCTTCAGGCCCACCACCCAAGGAGAAATGATGGCAACCACACCAGGCTCATCCCGCGCAGGGGTTACGCAACCCAAGGCAGACCAGCCCCGTGTGAATACATCATCTCTGCAAAGAAAAGAAGCGGCTCCCTCCTTGACATACCGTCAGGACGGGGTTAAAAACTATGCGGGGCGTAGTCAGCGTGATTACGCTCGTCGTTGACCACCAGGAGTTTTTCATGTACAAAATGCACAAGCGCGGTCGTAAGACTCGTCGGTAAGAATTGCCCGCAAGGGCGATACGGGTGTGGCTTCCTTCCCGTTAAATAGGTCGCCGCCTCTAACCATGGAGAAGACTATGCGTAAAGCTCGTAAAGGTCGTAAGTCTCGCAAGTAATCAAGGGTAAAACCTTGATTGCCTAGAGCAACCCATCATTTGGCGGTTGGATGCTAAATAACCGCCGCTATTGACAAACCGTTTGTATATGGTACAAACGCGACCAAAGGAGTTAGTTATGAGTGTGCCAGAAGAGAAGTTGAGAGAGCTAATGCGAGGCAGTCGGTCTGCTGGCGCTGCTATGCCAATGCCTTCTGCTGGTGCTGGCGCTCCCCCTCCTGGTGCAATGTCGGATGCGGAAACTCCCCCGATGTCTGCCCCCATGTCTACCCCCGAGCCAAAGATGGGTAGCAAAGAAGGCGCAATGATTAACATCGGCATGGCGGTGGACTTGCTAGAGCAGTCACTCCCAGCCCTCGGCTCAGAATCTCCAGAAGGTCAAAAGGCCTTGCAAGCTATTCGCTCACTGTCCGGCCTAATGGGGCCGCGCAAGAACAAGACCAACGAATTGCAGCAGTCCGAAATTCTGCAAATGCTTCAAACACTTCCCCAGGCTGGTGGCGCATCACCTGAGGCTAAGGCTATGTCTGCTGCGCCGATTCCAGGTATGCCACCCGCTGCTGGCGGCGGTATGCCACCCCCTTCTCCCCCACCTATGTAAGGAAATATCATGGACTTGTTCAAACCACGTGGCGCAGCGGCTCCCCGCAAACCCACTGACAACAACCAACAAAATGGCGTTGTAACCAACACCCCACGTTTTGCTCAACTCGGCGGTCTGTCTAGCCCGTCCAAGCTGGGTGGAAAAATGGGCATGGCTGTACAAAAGCCTGCTGACGGTAAGCGCGTAATCTAAGACATTAAGAGGGTAACTGTATGTCGCTTGAAAACATTTCTCTAGAGGCTCGTGATGAGTTGGCTGCTCTGTCCCAGATGCTGGCTGAAAATCCCGAGACTCGCAAAGACTTTCTCCGCATGACCAAGAAGGTCAAGCCGGACTTGCCAATTCCCGAACTCGACATGGAAGACTACACCCGCAAGGCTGTGGGTCAGTCAGAGCAGCGCGTTCAACAGTTGGAAGCCAAGCTGCGGGAGCGTGACGCTGTGGAAGAGCTCCAGAAGCGCCGCAACAGTCTGATGAAAAAAGGACTGATTCAGTCCGAGAGCGACATTGAAGAAGTAGAAAAAATCATGCTTGACAAAAAAATCCATGACCATGAGACTGCGGCGCAGTACCATGCGTGGATGAAGCAGGCAGCAGTTCCTACTTCTTCCGGTTACAACCCTTCACCCGTGAAGCAGTTTGATTTGAACCGTTACTGGAAGAATCCGGCTGGCGCTGCGCGGAATGAAGCGATGAATGCGTTGAACGATTTGCGTAGACCGAATCGTCCGATAGGTTTGTAAAAGAGGGTATCTTTTGTTTATCTGTTCGTAAGGAGGCCTTATGGCTATTGGCGGCGGCATCCTACCAGCTACAGGGTCATCTCAGTTTACTGAACTGACTTACGTAACTCGTAGAGCCTTTATCCCGAAGCTGGTTGTCCAGCTTTACAACTCGACCCCGCTGCTTGCGGCCCTGATTAGCAATAGTCAGCAAGCCTCTGGTGGTGTTTCTTCTGTAACCGTTCCCGTCCAAGGAGCACAGTTTGTGAATGCCCAATGGTCTGACTACAGCGGCTCTTTTGCCCAACCGTCAGTCCAGCAAGGTGCTTACAACGCTGAGTTTGACTTGAAGCTGATGATTTCTCCCGTGCCGTTCCTCGGTATGGAAGGCGCAGTTCAGCAAGACGCAGCAATTATCCCGTTGATTGAAGCTCGTATGAACGATGCGACCAACGTGATGATGGACGCAATGGCAACTGCCTTGTACAACAACACCACCAACACCCAACAGTTCATCGGACTGCCTGGTGCTGTGGATGACGGTACAACCCTGCAAACCTACGGCAACATCAACCGTTCGACCTACACCTGGTGGAAGTCAAAGCAGTACGCTGCTGGCTCGGTTAACCCCACTCGTCAGAACATCCTGCAATACATCTCCGGTACTGTGAAGAACGGCGCTGAGATGCCTAGCTTCGGTGTTTGCGGCTTTGGTACTTGGACGCTGCTGGCTCAAGACTTCGTTGGTCAAGAGCAATATGTCATCACCCCAGGTTCCGGCTTTGACGGCGACAACAACGGCCCACAGGCTGCGTTCCGCGCCCTGATGGTTGCTGGTGTGCCAATCTATCCTGACCCCTACTGCCCCGAAGGCACGGTCTACTTCCTCAACACCAACTACCTGTCGCTCTACATCCATGAGCAAGGTTCGTTTGTGTTCACAGGATTTGAGTCCACTCTGCCCAACTGGCAAATTGGTTATGTCGGCGCGGTGCTGATGATTGCCGAACTGGTGAACGTCAAGCCCAAGTCGATGACCAAGGTGACGGGTTACAACTACCTCTCACTGTAAGGAGCATAGAGCATGTCTTTATCACTCAATAAAATCCTGCTTGCAAACGTAGCCACCAACGGTGCTGGCGCGTATCTGCAAGGTATCACCATTTCTAGCATTGGTATCGGTAACGCCACGCTGATGAACGCTGGCGTGTCTAGCGCACAGTTCATCCCCGCTGGCGCATACATTCTTCCTCAAACCACCAACAACGTGGCTATTGAAGTGAATGCAGTTACCTCTGCCAACGCTAATGCGTGGACTACGTACATTGCTGCCAACGTGGGCGGTACTATCATTTCTGACGGCTGGAACGTGCGTGCAAACGCAACTACCGCTACTCAGACTTTGACTCTGTACACCTCCAACGGCGGTAACAACGCTCCTGGCACTTACACCAGCTAAGGAGAAAGAACTATGAACGCAAACCAAGTCGGCCCACTGCGCGGAGATTCCTTTGGCAACTTTGCCATTGCCTCCGCTGTAGTAGTCCCGCTTAACGCTGTCAGCAATGCTGCCGCCGTTATGTCGGTTGTTGGTACAAGCTACATAGTTCGCCGTGTCACTATCTCTAACGCAAACGCAACCGCTGCCACCGCTAACGTAAGCATCATTACGTCTAGCGATGGCAACGCTGCCAATGCTGTTTTTGCCACAACCAAGCTCTCGAACGTAGTCAACACTCTGACTTTTCAAGACATTGCTCCCACTGCTAATGCCGTTTCTAACGTGTATACCTCTGGTGCTTTGTGGGTGAAAGTAGAGACTGCTGTTGCAGCTACTTGCGATGTGACGGTTTACGGTGACATTGTGAATCTATGACGCAAACGGTTTTTGTAACCAACCACAGCGACACCGTACTCAGAGATGGGTACGGTGGTGTCTTTTATGAATTCGTGAAAGACAAGCCCGTAGAGGTTCCTCTCCATGTGGCGCAGCATGTGTTGGGTTATGGAAACCCTAACAAGGAACACTTCCTTGCCCGCCTGGGATGGATTAAGTCCCACGCAGATTTAGAAACAGGATTGGAATTGCTGGCTCGGTTTGAAATCACTGAGCAGCAGCCAGAGCAGAACCGCTCCTTACCCTCGGCGGTTAGCGTAGTACCTCTGCGGATTGAAAAATCCGTAGGGGGAAAAGTTACGCAAAGGGCAGCATAAAATGGAAGCAACATGGCAACACTTTCTTCCTACCTATCGGAAGTACGGCGGTTACTGCACGATGCCAATGGTGTCTTCTGGGACGATGCTGAACTAACGGATGACATTAACAGCGCCCGTGAGCGCGTTGTTAGAGATACGGGGTGCTTACGTACCCTCCAAGTTACCCAAACCCCCATTTCCTCCGGTGGCAATGTAGCCACTATCTGGGCGGCAAACACGGCAGTCAACACTGGTGACTACCTGTTCTCCAACATCTTCATCTACCAGGTAACGGCTGGCGGCACTACAGGCGACTCTGCGCCGCCCTACCCGTCATCTGGCTCGACATTCCCGCCGACTGCACCGTTCACCAACGGTACAACGACCATGCAGTATTCCGGCCCTGCGGAACTCATCAACTACGCAGCCATGCCCAACGGTCAGAACACGTTGGATGTGATGAACATCACCCTGTACTGGGGTAACAGCCGCATCCCGCTGCGCTACTTGCCGTGGAGTAACTTCAACGCCCAGTTACGGTACTGGCAAAACTACGTGGGCAGGCCCATCTGCTTCTCAACTTATGGTCAGGGGCAGATATACATTGCTCCCGTGCCAGACCAGAGCTATTACATCGAGATAGATACCGTCATCTTGCCTACTGCGCTGTCTGTATCGTCTCCCAGCACTGTTGATGTTATTGTGTCCCCGTACACCTCTCCTGTGGCCTTCTACGCAGCCTACAAGGCCAAGTACAAAGAGCAGAGCTACGGTGAAGCGGAAATCTACAAGCAAGAGTACATGAAGCATGTCAATGCTGTTCAGAACTCTGTCTTCACGCGCCGCATTCCAGACCCCTACTCTAGCCCGTACTAATCATGGCAGCAGCAGAGCAAAAGAAGTCTTATGCTGTTGTTAAGAATTTCAC